GGAGGATTGTTTGCATATACTAAAAATTCAGGTCTTAACTTTGAAGGAGTAAATTTTAGCATTGTAAACAGCTTAGATTTTGATACTACTGTATTAAACACACTTGTTATAACTGCTCAATGGAATACAAATAACGCAGGAAATTCAATTTATTCAGAAATTTTCACATTAAATAAGACATATTAATGAGCACAAATATATATAGAAATTTGCCAGGAAATGTATATGATGCAGCAGTTAACAGTAACGCGCCATCTGGTATAAATCCTTTTGCAACAGAATTAGATCTTGTAAATATTAATAATTTAGGAAATGCTAATTTATTAATAAGTGGGGGAGCTTCATGGTCTGGTACAGGAATGGTATTTAATGTATCAGCTTTAGTATATCAAATTGCAGGAATACAACTTTTTGCAAATGCTCAAGATGTAACCTTACCTGCAAGTAATCCAACAAATCCTAGATTTGATGCAATAGTTGTAAATGAAGCTGGTATAGTTTCTGTAATATCAGGTATACCAGCAACAAATCCACTTACTCCTGCAATTGATGAAAACTATGTTCTTTTGCAATATGTATTAGTGGGAGCTGGCGCAACTGCACCAACAGTAACTAATGAATTTGTCTACAGAGAAGGGTCTAGTCCTGATTGGTTACCAGTGTCGGTACCAGGAACAGCTCCTTTATTAGTTGCAAATTTTTCAAGTACTTTTCCTGCACCTTTTCAAGGTTCTGAATGTACTCTTGTAAATGCTCCTACATATAATGCAGGAAAGTATATTCAATATACAAAACCTGTTGGTACTATACCTAGAGCAACATTTGCTTTTTTATCATTTAGAGTTAATCTACCTGCAACCTTAGCTGCAAGAAATATTCAAATATCTCTTTTTAATGGGACTACTTTGATAGGTTCTGTTCAAGCTACAGCATGGGGATTAAATATGAGTAGTATAAATAACTGGCAGTTAGTAGCCATCCCTACAGGGGCATTCGGAAATGTTGCTATTACAACAATGACAAGAATTAGACTTTTTCTTACAGGTACAACAGCAAATACTTTTTCTACAGGAATAGATAGATATGCAGTTGATGATGTAAAATTTCAATCTGGATATGGTCCTCAAGTAAATGTAGCAACTATAGATATAGAAGATAATGGAACTGTTGTAGGATCTACAGCAAAATTAAATTTTATACCAACGCCAGGAACAACTTGGTCAATTGTAAATGATGCAATTAACAATAGAATAAATGTAAGTGCTAATTCTACAAATGCAAGTGTACTACCAGAATTACTTTTAGTCGGTAGAGATATTGCAGACACAGATGCTGGAAAATTTTTAATAGTAGATTCTGCACTTGGACAAGCAATGACTATTCAAACAAATAGTTCTGTTCCAATACCAATTGGTTCAGTAGTTAAAATTGGTCAACAAGGTGTTGGCAATGTTAATATAAGTGCTGTACTAGGTGTAACTTTATACAATGGTGGTGGAACTACTTTTCCGAATCAATACAGTGTAGCAACACTTACAAAAACAGGAACAGACACATGGTATTTAGAATTTAGTTTAGTTTAAAACATAACAAATAACTTTTTTAGAATAAAACAAATAATTAAAAAATAATGGAAAATTGGATATTAACAATCATCTTATTTATAGCAGGAACAGTCTTAACAATATTTGGATTCTTTTTAAGAACCGCATATATAGATTCAAGAAGAGATATTGAAGTTCTTATGGGAAATGACCAGAGGATGACTGAAGAGTTAGGAAAGTTAAAAGGAAAACTAGACTTAGTACAACAAGAGAATCAGTTAAAATATCAGGCAATTCAAGAACTTACACAACTAGAGATAAAAAATTTAGCTAAGAATGTAAGTGAGTTGTCAGATGCAGTTAAACAATACATCTTAAATATTAAACCATGAAAAATTTAAAAGACAGATGGAATGCTAAAACTCCAAAGTTTTGGAAGAGAGTAAGAAACATTGCAATTACATTAGGTGCTATTGCAGGAGTAATTTTAACAGCTCCTGTTTCACTACCAGCAGCAGTAATTACAGCAGCGGGTTATTTAGCTACAGCAGGAACAGTAGCAGCTACCTTATCTCAATTAACAGTTGAAGATAGCAACCAATTAAAAGAAACCAATAAATAAATATAATATGGCAAAGAAGAAGATCAAAGACATTAACATTTCAGTAGATACTGAAAAAGTAGATGTAAAGGTTGAAAAAAAAGGAGACACTGTAAAAGTAAACATTGATACTCCTAAAGTAGGTGTTAACCTTAAAAAAGAAGGAGACAAAAAAGAGTTTACATTAGATGGACAGAAGTTAGACATCCATGTAGAGAAAACTGAAACAGGAACTGTGGTTACTGTGGATGCACAAAATTCATTCTTAAAGAAAGTTGGTAACTGGATCTCAAAGATTTTTGTTAAAAAATTCAATAAGTAATGAGTTATGACTTTTTAAATACAGAAAAATCTCCAAAGATTCTTGTTGAAGCAGTTAAGCTTATGGGAACAAAAGAGATTGTAGGTAAAGTACATAATCCAGTTATTATGGGTTGGGCTAAATTTCTTGAACTTACAAAGGTTTATACTGCTGATGAGATTCCATGGTGTGGATTATTTGTAGCTTACTGCGCGCATGTAGCAGGTGTACAAGTAGTAGATAAACCATTATGGGCTCTATCATGGTCTAACTATGGAACTAAAGTTACTGAACCTATGTTAGGTGACATACTTACATTTAAAAGAGATGGTGGTGGTCACGTAGGAATCTATGTAGGAGAAGATAAATATTGTTACCATGTGCTTGGAGGAAACCAGGGAAATGCAGTATCAGTAACAAGAATTCTTAAATCAAGATTGTATCAAGCTAGAAGAACAGCATGGAAAATAGCACAGCCAGCTAATGTCCGTAAAGTAATCCTTACAGCTAAAGGTGCAATCAGTCAAAATGAAGCATAATGAAATTAAGAAACAGTTGGAGATCACGTAATAAGCAATGGGATAAACTTGCTATCAGGATCAGAATAGGTAAGATTGACTTTCTTACAATAGAAATAGATATATCTAGAGAGTTCTACATGTTAACTATTCTAAATATTACATTTAAAAACCGTTAACACTTCTACTAATAATTTAACCCAGGTATCTTAAGTATCTGGGTTTTTTGCATTTAAATGTTTGAAGTTTAAACTTATTTTTATATATTTGTGTAAACTTAAAATATTAAAAATGGAAAAAGGTGCAGAAGAAAGAGAAATGACTCAAGAAGAGTTAATGGCAAGAAAAGAAGAAATGCTTAACTTTTATAAGGATTCATTACCTTACATACAAGCACAATGTGAGTATGAAGAGTTACTTGCAAAAATTGATGAAGCAAGATTTAGAAGAGCAGAAGCTCAAATTAAATATGCTATGATGATGCAAGGACCACAAAAAGAAGATTCTGATCCTGCTATGGAAAACTCAGTACCAGAATCAAGTAGAAAACTTAAAAAGAACTAATCATGGCTTTAGTAAATCAAGTACAAAAGCGTGTAAAAATGCCTAAGTGGGAGGTTGTAAAGTTTCAGATATTGACTCATTGTTATATTAACCGTATAACAATGAGTGAATCTGATTTAAATTGTCTTACTTTATTAAGTTTTAATGAGCCTGTTGAACTTACTCATTTTTGTTATGATGCTTCAACTGAAGAAGAATGGATATTCAAATCTTCTCAAACAGTGCGGAATTGTATTAATAAAGCTGAGAAAAATGGATTAATAGTTAAAGATCAAAATAATAAAAAAATTATAATGCTTAATCCCTTATTAAAGATTCAAACTGAAGGTACAATATACCTTGACTATAAATTTTTAGCAAATGATACCCAAGAAACCGGAGATACTAATTAAAGAAATTGCTGAACGCAATGATATGCCTATATCCACAATAGATGATATAATAAGTTTTTATTACAAGGAAGTAAGTAAAAAATTATCAAGTCTTGAAGATATAAGAATTAATATATCTGGTTTAGGTCATTTTGTAATAAAAAGACTTTCAGTAGAAAAGCTTGTAAAAAAGTATGAAAACATGATTAATAAATATGACTCACAAACATTTATTAATTATCATAATAAAAAACAAGCACAACTAAAATTAGAAAAGTTATATCATGCAAGAGAAAAAATAAATGAATTTATAATTTATAAAAAAGCATTTAGAGATGGAAGGAAAACTAACAGCAATCTGGAAGAATAGAAAGCAAATACTTGAAGGAGTTAAGAATACTATTATCCGGGATAAGTTTGTAGAAGAAATTGCAGAACAAAGAATGGTAATATGTCATGCATGTCCTAAAAAAGATATAGAAGGTTCATCATGTGTAATGCCTGGTACTCAACCTTGTTGTTTATTATGTGGATGTTCACTTAGTTTTAAAGTAAGAGCTTTATCTTCAGATTGCCCGGCACATAAATGGAAAGCAGTTATTACAGAAAAAGATGAAGACAAATTAAATAACCTTATAGACTAAAATGAGTATAGTATTTAAAGCATCAGATCATAGTTACACAAGTATAGATGATTCTGAAAATATATCTTGGACAAGTGTTACTAGTTTAGTATCACATTTTAAAGAACCATTTGATTCTGCAAGTGTGGCTAAAAAATGTGCAAAAAATTTAAAGTCTAAATGGTTTGGATTAACACCTGAAGTTATACAAGACTTATGGAAATCTGAGTCTGAACGGGCAATGAATCTTGGTACTTTTTATCATAACCAAAGAGAGAGTGACTTATGTAATCTTGCCTCTATAGAAAAAGAAGGTATACCACTTCCAATATATGTACCTCAAGAAACTAATGGTATTAAACAAGCACCTAATCAAAAGTTAACTGATGGTATATATCCAGAACATATGGTATATTTAAAGTCAGCAAGTATATGTGGCCAATCAGATTTAGTTGAGATAGTGAATAATAGAGTACATATAATAGATTATAAAACTAATAAAGAAATCAAGTTAGAAGGATTTAAGAATTGGGAAGGTATGACTAAAAAAATGCTTGTCCCTGTGGATCATTTAGATGATTGTAACTTCTCACATTATGCTTTACAGTTGAGTATTTATATGTATATTATATTAAAACATAATCCTAAACTAATAGCAGGTACAATGTATTTACATCATATATTATTTGAATCATCTGATATTGATAAATGGGGTTATCCAGTTACTAAATATAATGACAACGGAGATCCTATAGTATTAGAAGTTATTCCACTTAAAGTACCTTATTTAAAAGAAGAAGTAATTAGTATTATTAATTGGTTACATGAAAACAAACATAACCTTGAAAAAAAATGATAGCAAAATTATTTGATATACAGAATGGCGTAGTAATTCCTACTGAACATTGTTATACATTAAAAGCTTTAAAAGATATAATGGATGAGTATCCGGAAGATCATCTTAAAATTTATTTATATATTTTTTATATGACATGTCCAAACCCTGATACAAATCCATTTTTCTTTACACCAGACATAGATAAATTAGATATCATACTTAGGGAAATAGAAGCAGAATTTTCACCAGAAGATAAAACTATACAAATAGGTTTAGAGTTTTGTATGCAAATGTTTGAAACGCCAACATCACGCGCATACAAGGGTATAGCAACAATGCTTGATAGACTTGGCCGTTATATGGAAACAAGACAAATCACTGATGGTAGAGATGGAAACTTAACAGCTATGATCAATGCTGCTAAAAACTATGAGGCAGTAAGAGCTTCTTTTAAAGGTGCATATAAAGATCTTTTAGAAGAACAGCAAAGTAAAGTTAGAGGTGGTCAAGGTTTAGCATATGATATATAATGGAAGACTTTTGGAATAACATACCTACTTGGGATAATGGTACTTGGACTGTTACTAACTTTGATACTAGAGATGAATTTAAACTTTTTATAGTTAGTATATTTAAAGAACCAGGTCAATACAATTTTAATAAAGATACTGCTAATATCTTTACTGAACAGTCTAGACTATTTAATCAAAACAAAGTATATTGTACAGCTCCATATAAATCAAAAGATTTTATTAAATATTGGAATGACCAAAAAGAAAAATGCCGTAAAGGTGTTATAGTAAAATCTGGTAATGAGATATGGTTTTTAGCCAGAGAGTATTATATGTGGTTAAACTTCTTACCTATTTTTAACAAAGAGATTCAAGCTTTTGGCTTTGCTGATATACGGGATGCACAATATCATATGGCTTTATATGAACTCTTAGCTGAGTTACATTATAAACATGTGGCCATATTAAAGAAACGGCAAATTGCCTCATCCTATTACCACGCAGGTAAACTTTTAAATCAACAATGGTTTGAGGCCGGAGTTACTTTAAAAATGGGAGCCAGTCTTAAAGATTACATTAATGAGAAAGGTACATGGAAATTCTTATCAGAATATGCAGCATTTTTAAATGAACATACTGCATGGTACAGACCAATGTCTCCAGACAAGGTGATGATGTGGCAACAAAAGATTGAAGTTAGAAAAGGTGATAGAAAAAATGAAGTAGGTCTTAAAGGTACTATACAAGGTATGTCATTTGAGAAAGATCCAACTAATGGTGTAGGTGGACCAGTTAAATACTTCTTCCATGAAGAGGCCGGCATTGCTCCTAAGATGGACAAGACTTTTGAATATATCCGTCCAGCTATGAAATCTGGATTTATGACTACAGGGATGTTTATTGCAGCAGGATCAGTAGGAGATCTGGATCAATGTGAACCTTTAAAAGAAATGATACTTCATCCTGAAGTAAACGACATATATGCTGTAGATACAAACCTATTAGATAAAAACAATACACAAGGTACATCAGGGTTATTTATACCAGAACAATGGTCTATGCCTCCTTATATTGATGACTTTGGTAATTCATTAGTTGAAGTAGCTTTGGTTGCATTAGATGAACAGTTTGATAAATGGAAAAAAGATCTAAGTCCAGAGCAATATCAACTTAGAATTTCTCAGCATCCAAGAAATATTGAAGAAGCTTTTGCATATAGAAAGGCTTCTATCTTTCCCCAAAACCTGGTAGCTGCGCAACTTAGAAGAATAGAAGAAAAAGAATACTCATATGAATTTTTAGAAATCTATAGAAATGAAAATGGTACACCTTCAGTTAGAGAAACAAATAAACTTCCTATATCTGAATTTCCAATATCTAAAAAGACAGAAGATAAAACTGGAACATTAGTAGTATGGGAAAGACCAGTTAAAGATCCAACATTTGGAATGTACTATGCATCTATTGACCCGGTATCTGAAGGAAAAACAACTACTTCAGATTCACTATGTTCAATATATGTAATGAAAGCTCCAGTTGAAATAACTAAAATTACTGGTGTTGAAATTGAAAATTCAATAGAACAAGATAAAATAGTAGCAGCTTGGTGTGGTAGATTTGATGATATTAAAAAAACTCATGAAAGATTAGAGATGATCATTGAATGGTACAATGCTTGGACAGTAATAGAAAATAATATTTCTTTATTTATCCAATATATGATATCTAGAAAAAAACAAAGATATCTTGTGCCAAGAACACAAATTATGTTCTTAAAAGACTTAGGTGCTAATGCAAATGTATTCCAAGAATATGGTTGGAAGAATACGGGCATACTATTTAAGTCACATCTTCTTAGTTATGTTATAGAATATACTAGAGAAGAATTAGATACAATAACAAAAGAAGATGGTACTATAGTTAAAACAACATATGGTATAGAAAGAATTCCGGATGTCATGTTGCTTAAAGAAATGCAAGCATATCATGAAGGACTTAACGTAGATAGACTTGTTGCATTCTCTGCATTGGTTGCTTTTATGAAAATTCAATTATCAAATAGAGGGTTTTTAAAAAGAAGAATCATGGATGATGCAGCTAAAAACTTGCAAAAGTCAGAAAATTTGTATAAATTAAGTAGTAGCCCTTTCAGGCATATGGGAAAAGGTTCAACTTCACTTGGTCAAGGAATTAGGAGATCAGCATTTAAAAACTTTAAATAAAAATTATGCAGGTATATAATGCTATGCAGCTCAAGAAAGGAGCTAAAGTAAAACACAATAGGATGGGTAGTATTACCCAACCTCTTCAATTTATTCCAAAAAGTGAAAAGGACCAAGAATGGGCAGCCTGGAATCTAGACTGGTTAGAATGGAATGGTCTAAAACAGATTAGGATGAATGCGCGCAGGTTAATGAAAAACTATAAACTTGCTAAAGGTATTATTGATAAATCAGATTATATCATTGAAGAAGATAATGAGTACCGGGATATAGTAGAAGTACTTACAAAAGAAGATAACTCAGCACTAGAACTTAAATTCTATCCTATCATACCTAATGTAATTAATGTTCTTGTAGCAGAGTTTGCTAAGAGATCTACTAAACTTACATATAGAGCAGTTGATGAGTTCTCATATAATGAGATGATGGAACAAAAACGTGCAGCAGTAGAAGAAGTTCTTATGTCTGATGCACAAATGAAAATTACTGCAGCAATGCTTGAACAAGGTTTGGATCCAAATTCTGAAGAAGCACAACAACAGTTAAGTCCAGAAAAACTTAAGACATTACCAGAAATTGAAATGTACTTTAAAAAAGATTACAGATCATTAGTTGAGCAATGGGCTACACATCAACATAAAGTAGATGTAGAAAGATTTAGAATAGATGAACTTGAGGAAAGAGCATTTAGAGATATGCTTATTACTGACCGTGAGTACTGGCACTTTAGAATGGCAGAAGATGATTATGAAGTAGAATTATGGAACCCTGTTCTTACATTCTATCATAAATCACCGGATGTAAGATATATTTCTCAAGCAAACTGGGTAGGAAAAACAGATATGTTTACAGTAGCAGATGTTATTGATAAGTATGGATATTTGATGACTGAAGAACAACTTGAAGCATTAGAAGCTATATACCCAATTAGATCTGCTGGATATAATATTGGTGGACAGCAAAATGACGGATCCTACTATGATGCAACTAAAACTCATGAATGGAATACTAACATGCCTTCATTAGCATACCGTCAATATACATCAATGATGGCAGGATCAGTTATGCAAGGTGGAGATGTTGTATCACAAATTTTAGCAGAAGGAGAAGATTATAATGTGGCAGGTACTGCATACTTATTAAGAGTAACTACCGGATATTGGAAGTCACAACGTAAAGTTGGACATCTTACTAAAGTATTAGATAATGGTGAAGTACTAGTAGAAATTATAACAGAAGATTATAAAGTCAGTGATAAACCTATTTATGATACTAGACTCTTTAAGAATAAAACAAAAGATAACATAGTATATGGAGAACATATAGATTGGATTTGGATTAATGAAACTTGGGGTGGAATTAAAATTGGACCAAACATCCCATCATTCTGGGGTATGAATAATCCTGGAGGCTTTACACCTATTTATATTGGTGCAGATAAGAATCAATTAGGACCATTAAAATTCCAATTCAAAGGAGATAGTACACTTTATGGATGTAAGTTACCAGTAGAAGGTTCAGTTTTTTCTGATAGAAATACTAAATCAACTGCATTATTAGATTTAATGAAACCCTATCAAATTGGATATAACATTGTTAATAATCAAATAGCAGATATACTAGTAGATGAATTAGGTACAGTTATCTTATTAGATCAGAATGCATTACCAAGACATTCAATGGGTGAAGACTGGGGTAAGAACAATCTTGCTAAAGCTTATGTAGCAATGAAAAATTTCCAAATGCTTCCATTAGATACCTCTATTACTAATACAGAAAATGCATTAAACTTTCAGCATTTTCAAAAATTAGATCTAGAACAGACTAACAGACTTATGTCAAGAATACAGTTAGCTAATTACTTTAAACAACAGGCTTATGAAGTAATTGGTGTAAATCCACAACGTATGGGACAACAGTTATCTCAAACTACAGCTACTGGAGTTGAGCAAGCAGTATCTGCATCATATGCACAAACAGAAATTTTCTTTATACAACACTGTGATTATTTAATGCCAAGAGTACACCAGATGCGTACAGACTTAGCGCAGTATTATCATTCTACTAAACCTTCAGTAAGATTACAATACATGACTACTGCAGATGAAAAAGTTAATTTTGAAATTAATGGTACAGATTTATTAATGAGAGATCTTAATATTTATGCTTCCACTACTGCTAATCATAGAGCAATACTTGAGCAATTAAAATCTATGGCATTACAAAATAATACTACTGGAGCTTCTATATATGATTTAGGAAGAGTTGTTCAGTCTGATTCTGTTGCAGAGCTTAATTCAGTTCTTAAAGCTTCAGAAGAGAAGACTAATCAAATTAAACAACAAGAGCAACAGCAACAACAGCAAATGCAAGAACAAATGATTCAAGCTAAGTCAGAAGAAGAAAGACTTAAAAGGGATTATGAAGGAGCTGAAGCTGAAAAGAATAGACAACGTGACTTACTTGTTGCTGAGATCCGTGCATCAGGTTATGGTGCAACCGCTGACCTTAATGAAAATCAACAGTCTGACTTTATGGATCAGATGAAAGATATAAGAGAATCAGAACAATATCAAGATCAAACTGATATGGAAAGGATGAAAGAGACTAACAGAAATAGCTTAGCAATGCAGAAAACTCAAATAGAACGTGAGAAGATACAAGCACAAAAAGAAATAGCTGATAGTCAATTACAGATAGCAAGAGAGAATAAAAATAGATTTGATAATAAATCAAAGAATGACTAGTAGCTATATAATGCTTAAAAAGAAATTTAACTTTTAAATTTTACAAGTTTATTTCTACAATTTTGTGTATATTAAATTAAGTAACAAATAAAAAACCAACAATATGTCAAACCTATTTGATGAAGGTCAGACATCTGATGCTACAGCGGTAGCACAAGTAGATGTCAACCTAGATGAAATCTTTGGAATGCCAGGCGCAGAAAACATTATGCTACCTGATAATGAAGAAGAAAAAAAAACAATGTTGAGTAATACCAACACTGTAGATGTAACGTTCATTGACAAACCTTCTAGTGTATCAACACCAGAAGAAAAGAAAGAAGTTGAAGAAGTAATAGCTCAACTTGATGATATGATTAGTCAAGAAGAGGACTCTGGTAACAAAGGCCGTCCTAAACTTGATAAGTCAGGTCTTTATGAATTAGCACAAAAAATGATTGAAGATGGAGCTTTAGCTGCATTTGAAGATGACAAACCTTTAGAAGAGTATACTACTAAAGATTTTAGAGAATTGTTTGAAGCTAATTTTCAAGATAGAGAAAACAAAGTTAAAGAGAATACTCCAAAAGAATTTTTTAATGCTCTTCCAGAAGAACTACAATATGCAGCTAAATATGTTGCAGACGGTGGACAAGATTTAAAAGGATTATTTAAAACACTTGCACAAGTAGAAGAGATAAAAAGTTTAGATCCTACAGATGAAAGAGATCAAGGAGAAATTGCACGCCAATATCTACACGCTACAAGATTCGGGACAGCAGAAGAAATAGAATCTGAGATTGAAGATTGGAGAGATATGGATAAGCTAGAACAAAAAGCTAATCAATTCAAACCTAAGTTAGATAGAATGCATGAAGAAATTATTGCAAGACAACTAGCAGAACAAGAGCAAAAGAAAGATCAACAAGAAAGAGCTTCAAGAGCATACATGGATAATGTATATAACACACTTTCTGTAGGTGAATTAGGAGGAATTAAACTTGATAAGAAAACTCAAAGCTCACTTTATTCAGGATTAGTTCAACCAAACTACCCTTCAATTTCTGGTAAACCTACAAACTTACTTGGTCATTTACTTGAAAAATATCAATTTGTAGAACCAAGACATGATCTTATTGCTAAAGCATTATGGTTACTTGCAGATCCAGAAGGATTTGAATCTAAGATAAGAGAGCAAGGTTCCAGAGCAGCTAATGAAAAAACTGTAAGACAATTAAAAACAGAAGAGTCTAAAAAACTGACATCATCTTCACCTAGTGATGATGAACCAGCAACTAGAAGAACTTCACAAAGAACACTCCAGAAAAACCCTGGAAATATATTTAGAAGGTTTTAATAAATAGTAACAATTAACAAATAAATACAAATGGCAACTCCAGTTTTAAACAATGGTATATTCCTCCGTGACACAGCATACAATGCATCGTCCCACGTAGACTCATACCACTTAACAAACATGTTGAAGAATGCAGAACCTATGGATCTGGGCCCAGTAGACCTTTGGGCTATGGCACAGAAAGTAGAAATGCCTCTTTATCAAATGTCCTCTTTTGGAGGAAAAAATGTAATCATGGTTGACAATGCTCGTGGTGAGTACAAATGGCAGACTCCAGTCTCTATTGATTTACCATACATCATTGAAGATATTGAACCAGCTAATGATTTCAAAGGTGTAGATGGTTCTACATTTAAAATCAAGATTAACAGACGTGAGTTTGGTCATGGTGATATCTTAACATATGACAAATACAATGGTGTAGAGATGTATGTTACACAAGAGGATATTCTTCCAATTGGTGATGGATTTATCTATACTGTTCAGTTAGTTAACAATGATAACTACAAATACTTAGATAATAAGTACTTGTCTAACGGTACTAAGATATTCCGTAAAGGTTCAGCAAGAGGTGAGTATGGTGAAAGATTCTCTGACATCATCACTAATGCAGGATTCCGTGAATTCTACAACTATGTTGGAGGTGCTGAGGCTCACGTACATTATTCTATTTCATCACGTGCAGATTTGATGATCAAAGGTGGAATGAATGCAGATGGAACAGTTCCTGTAACTGAAATCTGGAGATCATTTAACAAAACTATTGATCCATCAATTACCTCATTAGAGGATATGGTTAAAGTTATGGGTAAAGATTCTGTAAAGAAAGCTTTTGATAACGGAGATCTTTCAAGAACTTTCTTGACAAATATGGAAGCTGCTCACCTTTCTAAGGTAGCATCTGATATTGAGACTTACTTAATGTGGGGTCAAGGAGGTAGAGTACGTCAAGATGGTCCAGATGATATTAGATTATCAGTGGGTCTTTGGAAACAGTTAGATAACTCTTTCAAACGTATTTACAATAAGAATAACTTTACACTTGATTTATTCCGTGGAGAGATCTACAACTTCTTCAATGGTAAAGTTGAATTCCAAGGTCCAGATCCTAAGCGTTCTCTAGTAGTACAAACAGGTATGGGTGGAATGCGTTTAGTGAATGAAGCTATCCGTAGAGAAGCAGTTTCTTCTGGTCTTTTGATTCAAGCAGCTGACATAGGTGCAATCACTGGTAAAGGAATGGACTTGAATTTTGGATTTGCTTACACTTCTTATGTTATTCCATTCTTGGCTAACGTAAAATTTGTATTGAATCCAGCATTTGATAATGTTCATACAAATGATATTGAAAACCCAATCATTGATGGTTTCCCATTATCTTCTTATTCATTCATTATCTTTGATATCACTGATAACACAAATGATAATATCTACTTATTGAAACTTTCTTGGGATAACCAATTGAAGTGGTGGTACCAAAATGGTACTATGGACTACATGGGACGTACTCAAGGATTCCAGTCTTCTGGACAATTCAATGGATACCGTGTAATGATGTCTCAAACAATGCCTGCTATTTGGGTTAAAGATCCTACTAAGGTTCTTAAGATTGTTATGAGAAATCCAATTACTGGTGGATCATTCTAATATATCAAAAACAAGTGAGAGGGACTTATTGTCCTTCTCATTTTTTTATTTTTAAAAACCAATATTAAAAACCAACAACAAAATGGAAGCAACAAATTTTACAATGGTTGAAACAAGAGAAACACGTAAAACTGCAGTATCTATCAAACCATATTTTGACAATTCAGTATCTAACATGGGATTAGAATCTTATGGACTATCTCTTTTTGATGGAGTAACTCATACAGAACAATTAGCATGTTTAGAAAAAAATGGTGTAATACAATATGTCACAGGACTAAATGAATTTGCACCGGAGATTAGACTTATGACTGTTGAACAAAGAGAGGCAAAAGTCAAAGAAATAAGAACAGCAGTTGCAGAATTAGAAAGAGAATTAGCAGCTAATGTACTTGAAATTACAGATCCGTTATTTTGGAATAATGTAAAATTATTAAGACCTGATAACGCTGACTTCTGGAATAAGATATATTTATCATGTGGTAATGAGCCTTTATATTTAAATGCACAAGATCCATTTGATAGAATTAAATTATATGCAATTGAAGCTGGAGGATTTTCATTAGTAGCACGTAGCTATGATGAAGCAAGATCTAAAGCAGTGCCGCCAAAATTTTATCTTGATAAAGCTCAAGAAACAGCAGGAGCTAAAACTGAGATTAAAAAATTACGTAACAGAGCACTTGCTGAACTTCAAAAATTATTTGATAAAAATAGCACTAAATTATTCTACATTGCAAAAGCAGTAGATACAGCTAGTGTACAATATAAAAAACATACACCAAATGATGTTATTTATGATAATATGGATAAGCATATAAATGGTGAAGGGTCAGAAGGTAACAAAGAAAGAGCGGCACAAGGTTTCTTAACTGCTGCAGCTTTAGACATGGAATCATTAAAAATTAAAGCAATTGTAAAAGATTCCATATTTTTTAAGTATATTATAAATAAGTCAGATGGTCATATCTATCATACACAATCAAGTGCAATGTTAGGTAGAAACACATCAGATGTAATTGAGTATTTAAAGAACCCATTAAATGAAGATGTTTTAAAGGATCTTAATACAAAGATTGAAAAATTGTGGAACTCTTAAATTTAAAATAAAATGGCAACAACAAAAATGAAAAATTATGCAAAGGCTGGACCTGGTGATAAGGTTCCTGGTTCAGAACAAGGTAAAGGTTCTAAAATTGGAAGAGTACTTGGTATAGTAGGTCCTTCTATTGGAGCTGCAGCAGTAGCAATTAAAGCTGGTATGGATAAAAGGAAAGAAAAAAGAGAAATAAAAAAAGGAATAAAAATAGAAGTAGACAAAAAAGCTATTAATATTAAAGATTCAAATAATCCTATTAACTATCCTAAATCAGGTACTACAACTACAGGCAGTGGATCAGTATCTAAAGCAAAATATGGTACAAGTGTTGGTGCTACTAAAATGAATAAAATGAAATATAAAACAGGTGGTATGGTAAATGCCAATGCAAAAATTACTGCTGCTAAAGCTGCAACAGGTAGTGTAGGTGGAATTAGTAAAGCAATTTCTAAAGGTGCAGTTAAGTCTACTTCTCCTAAAGGAAAAGTAGGGGGTACATCAACTGCACCAAAATGTGCATCACCAAAAAAAACTAAATAAGATGGAAAAAGTAAAAGTACAAGCTTATATTAAAGACAATCTTACTGGTAAATATGTACTTAATGTTGTAACTACAACTCCAATAGTTGAATTACCAACAGAAGAAATTGTTGAAGAAATAGTAGTTGAAGAAGTTGTAGCAAATGCTGAAGAATCAGCTAATGAAAATGTTACAATTGAAGCTCCTGTTAAAAAAGCAAAGGCTAAGAAGAAAAAATAATCAATCATGGCTATAGCTAAGAAAGATAAGAAATGGATGCAGAAAGCAGTAAACCCTAAACATGAGGGTTTCTGCACTCCTATGTCTAAACCTACTTGTACGCCTAAGAGAAAAGCATTAGCTAAAACATTTAAAGCAATAGCTAAAAAAAGATAATTATGGCAAAATCTCCAGCATGGCAAAGAAAAGAAGGCAAAAATTCTACAGGTGGATTAAATGCTAAAGGAGTAGCAAGTTATAGAGCAGCTAACCCAGGTAGTAAACTTAAAACAGCTGTAACTACTAAACCTTCTAAACTTAAAGCAGGTAGTGAAGCTGCAGGGAGACGTAAAAGTTTCTGTAGTAGGATGAGTGGAATGAAGAAAAAACTAACAAGTGCAAAGACAGCTAGTGATCCTAACTCAAGGATTAATAAGTCTTTAAGAAAATGGAACTGTTAAAAATTATATATCATGGCAAAATTAGGATGCGCTAAATGTGGCGGACAAAAAATGGAAACAGGTGGGTCAATAATTGGTGGACCACTATACGGTAATAACCCAAGAACACAACAAGGACGTATGCTTAAAACTGGTGGTGTATCTACATCTGCTCCAGTTCAAAAAGGATGTCCTCCGGGATATGTAAGAAAATCATCAGGAATAGGATGTACTCCTATGGGTACAAGATAAATTATAATATATTAAGTTATGAAAAATAAAACTACAAAAAGTGCTTTAATAGTATTTAATGATAATAAAGTAACAGCTAATAAAAAAGCTGATATTGCTATGAAGTCATTTAAAAAGTCATTACCTAAAGCACAGTATGGTATAGGTAGTACAACACCATCTGGGCAAATTGTAAAAACTCCAGAAGATGTTGCTAAGATTAAAGCTATGCAAAAAAGACTTTTACAAAAACCTGTTGATGTCTATACTAAACCAATAGTATCTAAACCAGTACCAACTCAAAAAACTGGTGGTGCAACTAAAGCAACTAAGTTTGCAGCATTAGCTCCTCCATACAACAAAGCAACTGCAGCTGATAGAATTGCTGGTGCTAAAAAAAATAAAAAGAAATAAGACATGCAAAACAGTGTACTTACTATAAAGATTAAACAGCGTCTAAATAAATTAGATAGTCAAGACTATGACAACATTGAATGTTGGCAAGTAGTAGAGGCATTTAATAAAGCTCAAGTTGAGTGGACTAGAAGACAACTTCATGGTATGAACATTGTTAAAGAAGGTGATGAGCAATCTACTAGAAGAATAGATGACTTACAAGTATTGTTAAATACTGAACCTTTAAATGTTACAAATCAACAATTATTTTATTCAGGACCAATTCCAGAAAATTATTTACAATGGAAAAGAGTTGATGCTTATGCAAAAAATGAATGTTGTAATGACAGACGCATGGTTATTTATCTTGTAGAAGAAGCTAACCTAAATCAATTATTAAGAGATGATGCAAAAAAGCCAAGCTTTGAATGGGCAGAAACTTTTGCTACTCTTAAAAATAATTTTGTAAATATTTACACTAATGAAGATTTTCTTATTAGTAGTTCTGAACTTACATACTATAGACAACCAGTAAGAATTGAAGTACAGGGATGTACCGATCCTTATACCGGGCAAACAACTTTAAACAATGTACAATGTGAGTTTAAAGATGATATAATTGAAATAATAATAGATGAAGCAGCAAGTATACTTGCAGGAGATATTGAGTCAGGTAATCAATTCTCTAGAGGATCAGAAGGTGCAGAACGCAATAATTAAAAAAAATGGAACAATCTAGAATGTTAAAAAGAAATCCTGAGCCTACAAAAACCATTAGTAGACCTCAACCTAATACTGGAGTTGGTGGTAGTTCATTAGATACTATGACAGCAGCTTGTGCTACAGAAATGATGAATGCTGCAATAAGTTTTCATAAGCTTCATTTAAAAGTTACAGGAGATGGATCTTTTGCAGCACACACAGCTCTTGGGTCATTCTATGAAGGACTACATGATCATGCTGATACATTAGTTGAAGGATATCAGGGTACGGCTGAAAAGATATTAACTTATACTGAAATGCCTATTAGAACTTTAGATACAGTAGCAGATGGTGTAGGATATCTTAGAGATATGTATAATTCAATTAACAAATTACAAGGTATGATGCCTTATTCTGAAATTGTAAATAACTTAGATCTTGTAAAAGATTCTATCAATTCTACTAAATACAAACTTTTATTCTTAAAATAATTTGATAAGTCAGATTATTTTATTATATTATATTATATATTTATAAATTAAAAAAAACACAATGGCTTATTTTAATCACGCATTTAAGAAGACATTCCTTGCAACAGGACGGTCACTTAACACAACAGTAACTTTGCTTGATGGCACAGTTGCTCCAGCACAAACCACTGATGGTTTCTTAACTACTTCTGGTTTACCAACTTATGTATTGAACACATTATCTACTCTAGGAGAAAATATCTGGGGTTCTTACTACAGTGGATATATTGGATACTTTGATCCAAAAACTAACTTATCTTTAGGAAGTCCTGACGGATGTTGTAATGTAATGCTTGCAGGTTCTGCAATTTATTCTAATGACAAAATTGGTCCTTTCCACGGAGGTTATGTTGAGACTAACAAGTCTAAGATGATCAATCCTAAGTATGTATCACGTTTCTACACAGTAATACCATGTGAGCCAACAAATGAAGTACTTCACGTTGGTTCAACATTCTGGACTGCGGGTGGTGGTATTATTAATTGGAGTACTTCAGGTGGTCCAATTAATGGACAAACTCCAAACTTAGTTAATGCTATTGTTGAATTAACAGGTGGTGCTGGAATAGGTGCAACAATTGAAATTACAACTAATGGAATGGGTGCAGTTACTAGTTGGAGCTTTGTTCAAGCAATTGGTAAAGGATATGAGATTGGTGATATTTTAACAGTACCTGGTGATGGTTCAACATTTGAGTTTGAAGTACTTGATGTTACTACTGCTAATGTAGATCCAATTACAGGATCAGGTGGTGTTAACTGTTGTAAAGAATTTATGTGTGGTGAAACTTATTCATTACGTATTGATATTAAAGGTTCTCCTGCTTTACGTTACTTGAATCACAATGCATACTATATTGCTGAAGCTTACACAGGATGTTGCCCAGCAGGTTCAATTGCACCAGTTGCTGTTGATTCTACTGAAGTATATATCTTATGGGCTAATGCAATTTTACGTTACCCAGTAGTAAACCCATTTGTACAGATTATTATACAAGATGAGGCTGGTGTACTTTGGTATGCTCCAGGAACTTCTGCAGCTGATTTGATTGCTGTAGGTGGTGATACTTGGGATAACTATGTATCTCCAGGACACGTAGATGGTGCATGTGCAGGTATGATATTTAATGGTGCTTATGTTGATACTAAATTTGGTGATTGTACATTCCAATTATCTGATTTCTATGAAAAAGAACCAGTTAGATTATATGCTTCTGAAGTAGACTTAAACGGTGATCCATGTACATTTGATGGAATCTGTGTAGTTCATGAGTGTTTAGGTTCACAAGCAAATGGTTTAGGAGAAACAATCTTACGTGACTTAACATTGTCAGAATCTTATAGACAAAACTTCTTACATTCTGATTTCCGTATCCGTGAGATTACTCAAGGAAACCAAATTGTATCTGCAATTAACCGTAATGCATTATACTATCAATCATATTTACAACATAGTGTTCCACGTCATAATAACCCAAGTGGTACATTTGATGCTGATCAATACTTGTTACAAGTTGTAGCAACAGATTTAACTAATCTTATTGCATTCAATCAAGCTACTTCATTTTGGTTAGACAACTGTGGTGTATGTGAAATTGAAAACTTTAGTTGTGATACTAAATGTGATGTCCCAGTTGAATTTCCTCCACTTTCAGTGAAAGGAGAGAGACCAGGTCCAGAACTGTTTTAATTAACACTAATTAATAACTAAAAAGGGGAGCTGAGTTTCATACTCCTCCCCTTTTTTTAATATATCATTATGGCAAATCATGTTCTAAGTTTAGAAGTTCCTACAGTAATGAACACATGTATACTATCAATTAATGATGCTAGTATTTATGCAACTAATGTTCCTTTAACTTGCCCTACACTTAATGTTACTGTACCAGGTTATGGCTACTCTATTCAATTAGATGTAATTGAAAATTTTAGTGCAACCTTAACTGCATGTGATTTACAGATACAAGTCACAGGATGTGGTGAGCAATATGGTGAACTACCAGATGGTATTTACATTATTAAATATAGTGTATCTCCAAATGATTTAGTATATGTAGAGTATAATCATTTAAGAATTACTAAAGCACTTAATAGATATAATGTTGCTCTTTGTAATTTAGATCTAGCCGCTTGTGAGCCACCAGCTAAAGTGCAAGAGCGTTTAGAAAAATTAAGAATGATTAGGATGTATCTTGATGCAGCTAAAGCAAAAGTTGAATTTTGTCTTGAACCTCAAAAAGGTATGACCTTATATAATTACGCAATCAAACTTTTAAATAAATTTGACTGTAAAACTTGTTAAACATAATTAAACCAACAAATTATGGCTTCATGCTCAAATTGTAAAAGAAATCTTTCTTGTGGATGTCAAAAGAGAGTTGCTTCAGATAAAACATCAGTTTGTACAAATTGTCTTTCTGCATATGAATCTAAGTTAAAAACTATTGCTCCAAAAGTTAAACCTAGTCCACCACATATTACGGCAAGACCACAGATATGGGGTAAGGACAGATATAAAAAATAAAAAAAAAATGGCAATTTCACAGTATTATAGATTTACTCCTTGTTGTCCAGGTGAACATCCTGCTTTTTTTCGAGTTCCTTTTCCTACACTACCTTTTTTACCAAAAGTATATACATATACTGGACCTACAGTATTTGATAGTTTAGGTAATGCATTAGAAACTGGTCAATGTTATTATGTAGAAGCATTAATAAGTGCAGACTTAATTTGGGTTACTACTTTACTTCTAGCTCCTGCACCTGATCCTGTTACATTGCTACCATATATTGAAACATCTATTGAAGGACCTTGTCCTTTAATACCTAGTGTAGAGTGCCCATGTTCTATACCTCAAAATCCGGTATATAATGTATATAGTTTACAACCATGTTGTGGAGGATTACCAACAACAGTATACTTAATTGATGATGCATTAATTGATAGCGCAACATATGTATATATTACACCAGTACCAGATGGTGATCTAGTTCCTCTTACATGTTATACTGCAACAGAAATACCATATACTGGAGTTGGAGTACCACCTTTTGTTCAAGTTATTATAAGTGAATTTGCTATAGTTGAAGAAGGTTGTGGAGGTTTTTGTAGTTTAATTTGTTTAGATTGTATTTGTACAAGATTTCGTTGGACAGGTGTTATTGCACCCGGAACTTTTACTATAACTTATAAAGATTGTAATTTTATTGATCAAGATATAATAATTCAAACAGATGGTGTAACATGGTCAGATAAAGTTTGTCTTAAACAAATACCTCTTTGTCCAAATTCTAATATATGTTGGATAACTGAATCATTTGGAGATTGTTTAGTTGATGATACTGATACATCAAACATTTTATATAACTGTAGTAATTGTTATGAATTAGTTGATTGTAGAGGAATTGAAGATAATATTTATACATTTAATCCACAAGTAGAACAGTATATAAATACACAACAAGTTATTCAAATAGTAGGTAGTGATACATGTTGGCAAGTAAATAATACAGATAATGATTGTGAATGTGCAATTGCTGTTACTGTACAAAATGTTTTTGTTGATTGTCCATCATGTATAAACCCAAAAGGTTTTAAACTTACAGAGTGTACTACAGGTGAAGTACAATATACTACAACTGATTTATCTGATTATACTACTGTTACAATTAATACAAATTGTCCAGGATGTTGGTTAGTTGAACCAATTGATATTGTTCCACCGTCTACACAACCTATTACTGTAACAGCATCTTTTGGTGATTGTGTATTATGTAACTCTACATTTTATCAATTAACTGATTGTGCGCATATTCTTGATCCTATTGTTACAATAGTGGATCTCTCTGAATATGTAGGTCAAGTTATTACAATTGACTTTTGCCCAGATACATGTTGGAGAGTTTCGGTTACTGAACCAACTACAATTAGTGGTGATATAAGTGTAAATTTAATTTTTGCTGACTGTCCTGATTGTTTAGTAGCAATACTTACACCTAAATGTGCAAGTTTTATTAATAACAGTACTACAGTAGAAATAGTGTATTATATTGATATTAATGGGACTGTTGGTTTAAGACATATATTAGCACCAGGTCAATCTGTATCAAAAACATGTTATTTAGATTGGAATGCAAATACTACAGTAGGTGTAACAGAATACGGAGATTGCATTGATGGTCAATGTCCAATAGTAATATTACCTAGAAGAAAAGTAAAACCAGGTTATGATACTGCAGCATGTACACCTGCATATTATGAAAAAGTAGAATGCAATTTTTCTGAGTGGATGTATAAGGATGTTCTTACAGAAAGATATGGTATCTCTAGTTGTTGTGGTGATGAATTAATGAAATGGGAAATTAAACATGAGTTACTTATGTTAGCTGTTTTAGTTAATCCAGATTATACATGTGCACCACCTGCAAATTGTGGATGTACTGTATCATCAAATTGTGGATTTATTTCTTCAGATATTATACAAGCAACTTGTCCAACTCCATCACCACCACCACCACCGCTTGTATCATATAATTGTGTAGCATTTGATTGTGTGGAAGTACAAGGAACAAGAGGATCTTATCCAACATTGCTAGAATGTGAAACTAACTGTGTAGCTCCACCATCTCCTTGGAAAAGTGAAGCCTGTGTATTTGGATTTATGGATTCACTTAATTGGGTTTTTGATGCTGAATTTGCAGGAGAAGAACCTCATACAATAACATCTTTAGTAATAAACGGAATTGAGTATATAACTCCAGGAAATGAGTATAGTTATGGTTTTAATCCTTACATTATAATACCTGCAAATAATAATCAATTTGGACAAACTTATACAAATCAAGTTGATGGTATGAATGCATTATTTTTATCATTAGGTTTACAAGAATTGGTTAAAGCACAGGTTGTAACAAATGATATATGGGCTGTGACAGTTGTAGAGTTTGGTTTTTCTGCAAATGGTGGTTATTATTTGATTTTAGCAAATACTATCAATACAATTAGTTTTATAATAGATGATAATACAGGATTTGTAAAAACACATAGTTGGATTAATGGAGTAGCTTCTGTAGTAATAGACACAGAAGGATTTGAACAAATACATGCTATAAATTATGAGTGGGCAACATGCGTTAACATAAATGATGAACCATTTATTGTAACAGATGGTGTAGTTATTGAACCACCGTTTTAATGTATAAAGGTAGACAAAGAATAAAGCGAGGGAAACTGCAAAAGTTTGAAGATTTACCTTTGTGTAAACAAATTAATTTTAAAATTATTGCTGATAAAGTAAAGAAGTTAGATAGTACGGTTAATGAAGTATTTGTATTTGGAAGTTATTTTTGGGGAAACTGGGATTGTGAATCTGATTATGATGTAAGAATTAATCAAAGTTTTAAAGGATCTTATATAAACCTGAAAAATGATTTATTAAAAATGCATAAATTAAAAGTAGATTTAATGGCTCTCAAGCAACCAAGAATAGAAATGAATTTAGTAGTTATACCAATTGAATAAGATTTGTCCAAAATAATAAGAAACTATAATGCTTTGCAATTGTTAAAGAGTTTATGTATGTTATATATAAATATTACATTAGGATAATTCAATAAAAATTATTATATTATATTATAAGAAAAAATATGAGACCTTTAAATTTAGATAATTCACCATGTAGTCCAATATCATCCAATTGTGTGATATGGGCCGGTGATAATATACCTTGTATTAATTTATGTACAGGAGATACTGTATCAGATGTTGTATTTAAACTTGCTACAGAATTATGTACAATAATTGATTATCTTAATGTTTCAAGTTATGACTTAGCATGTTTTAACTTAGCATCTTGTAAACCAAATAATTTTCAAGAGTTACTTCAATTTTTAATTGATAGAATTTGTGCTTTAGAAAATATTGATGTTGCTGTTATTAGACCTAGTACATCAACAGCAGCTGTTGCAAATAAATCAGCAGTAGTAACAGATTATTTACTTACAGCTGCATCATGCTTTGGTGGAGGAACAGTAACTATAGTTGACTATGTTGATCAAATTGCAAATAGAATATGTACTATAGTTACAGAAATATCAATAATTAATTCTGGTATTAATTCATTAAATGTTAGAGTAACTACACTTGAGTCAACTCCACCACCGGTATTTGTTATTCCATCATTTATTCTTCAATGTAATATAGGAACAATTATTCCAGTTTTAGCTGCAGGAACAACACAAGATATTGATATTGTAATTAGTAGATTTATTAATGAAGAGTGGTGTCCATACAAAGCTGTATTTGATACATTTCCGAATTTATCTAATGCAGTATTATCACAATGTATATTAGGTACAGATGATTCTGAAGCTTTAAGATTTACATCACCTGGAACTCAAATGCAAGTTGCATATCCATCATATGTTGCATCACCAATTACATTGGCAAATGCAATTAATAATTTATGGCTTGCACTTTGTGATGTTAGAAACGGAGGAACAGAATTAACTACTATAACTGCAGGTGACAATATTACTGTTACGCCAGTTGTAACTATAGTAGGATCAGACCAAGTAACAGACTATACTATAGATGGAAAAGATACTATAGTAGTAGCAGGTGACAATACAGTAATAACACCTACAGGACCAGTTGCAGGAGTAACAACATATACAATTGATACAAAAGAAGCAATTGTTGTAGGTGCAGATGATATAGTAGTTACTCCTTTAGCATTAGGAGGTAATAAAACTCAATACACAGTATCAAGACCTAAGCTTAACTTCTATGAAGAAGTGATAGGAGAAGTACAAGTAGCATTAAGTGCAGTGCCAAGTGTTTCTACATATCATTTCCCAACCGGATATAATGTATTATCATATACAAATACTTCAGGAGTAGCAAAAACCTTTGCAGTACATGTAAGTTATGAAGTAGCAAATACATCTGGTATGAGCTTATTTTTACAAAATAATGAAATTGCTAATTGGGTAGACGGTGCAATTATTAAAACAGTACTTGCAGTTGACACAATTGAATATGAATGTTATGGTGGAAGAGTAGAAATATTAGGTTCATTATATGACAGTCCAGCACCTATACCATCTGCAGTAAATTTAACAACAGCTGAAAAAGTAATAACTAATATTTCATTAACTCCTGTTGAATTTAGATTTGGCAGTGGTTTATCTGCAAACACACTTTCAATTTTTAAAATGGTTACATTAAACAATAATGAATCTGTTAGTCTTAAATTTAAGACATTATCAAATACAACAAATTCAATTTTATTTAAAGCACAAATATTTATTCAAGAATTATAAGATATGGGAACATGTACAAATTGCGGATGCGATAAAATAGGATGTGGATGTAAAGATAGTTTTTTAACGTCACCTCCACCATGCCCAACACCAGTTGATTGTCCTGAAGCGCAACCATGTGCTGAAGTATTTGATGCACAATGTATAGTATATACAGGTGCAGATATTATTTGTACACCTGATGTTGTTGTAGCAACAGATACAAATGTGGCAGATGCTCTTAATAATATTGTAGATTATCTATGTAATGCATTTGCTAACTTTAGTATATTAATTGCAAAAGTAAGTTGTGGAACTGATGAAGTTATCCCAAATAATTCAACTGTTCAAGAAGCTTTTATAGCAGTAGTAGAATATATTTGTGATAATTTAAGTATTGCAACAAATGTAACGTGTGGTACAGATATTATATCTACTAGTGGAACACCAATAGTTGATGTTTTACAAGATATAGTAGATTACTTTTGTGTACCAGCTAAAGTATTTTTTCATCAACAAGTTGTAAGTGATATTAATATTGTAGCAGGAGCTCCAAGTCCTGGTCCTGATAATTACTTTTTTCCAATTGGTTATAACACACTCACTTATACAAACACAGCATTAACTAGTAAAACATTTAAAGTATTTGTATCATATAATACAGATACCGCACTAGCTGCAGTTAATGTAGCTGACTTTTCAAATTGGGTTGATGGTGCTATTATTAAAACAGCAACTTTTGTTGATATAATTGCATGGGAAAGTTTGGGTAATCAAGATTTAGCAGGTGCTTTATTTGATGGACCAAATGTTGGAGACATAATTACTGTTTTGACAGCAGAAAAAGTAGTTACAACTCCTAATATAAATCCAGTAGAGTTTAGATTTTATAATACACGTATTCCTAAAAATGTTTCCTTTTACCAAGTAGTTACCTTAGCACCAAATGATGCTGTTTCACTTAAGTTTAAAAGTAAATCAGGTGGAGTTGGTAGATTGTTAAAAGCTCAAATTATGGTAGAGGAGATCTAAAAGATGTCGCAGTTTGTTGGTTTCTGTGACTAACAAGAGGAGAACCCTAGGCAAATGAGTCTGGGGTTTTCTATTTTTCTTATATTTGCAAGTATGGATAATTTTTTGTATATTAAATAGTATAGAATGAGTAAAGAATTTAGAGTACCAGATGTAACAGCTCCAAGGTTTAGACAAGAAGTAGTTAATATTATTGATAAAAAATACTTTAAAAGTTTTAGAGAAAAATATCCAAAGTATAATGATATAACTGAAGCACAAATTAGAGTAATCATTAAAAGTTTTAATGAAACTTTTTGGGAAACTGTAATTGAAACAAGAGATGGTGTACAGTTACCAGAAGGATTAGGTTCAATTTTTATTGGAACATGTGAAAGAGCAAAAGGTAATAATGTAGATTATGCTAAATCAAAAAAATATGGTGTTAGTGTAAGTAATAATAATTGGGAAACAGATGGTAAACTTGCTAAAATATTTTATACAAGTTATTCAAGTAAATATAAATTCACATTTAGAGAGTGTTGGGGTTTTGTAGCTTGTAGAAATTTTAAAAGAGCGGTTGCTAAGGCATATCCAGAAAATTGGACAATGTATATACAAGTTGACCCACATAAAAAATTAAGAAAGTTGTATACAGCAATTAGTCTTAAAAACAAAAGACAAAAAGAATTAAATGTACAACTTAATACTTATAATGAATTTGACTTATGACAACAATTGGAGAAGCAATATCTAGAGTAAGGGCAACACTTAAAGCTGTTAAAGAAGATCCTTTTTTAACAGATAGAAGTATTTACCTTGCAATCATAAAGTATGGTGAAACACTTTTAAAAAGAGAAGACAACCAATATAAACTTATGAGAATGAGTTCTATTTGGACTGACTTACCATATGTTGAACTTATTGATGTAGATAAGATAGAAGCAAAATGTGCGGGAATATATTCTGATTGTTATATTAAAAGAACAAAATATAAATTACCTAGAATATTTGATGGAACTTTTGGTCCACTTATCCGTTCAGTATCTTCTATAGATGGATCTCAGGAACTATACCGTACTGAGCCTGGTACGTATACATCTATTACAAAGACAACAACTTTTAAATATAATAATCAAAAATACTTTTGGTCAATTGATGAATATCTTTATTTACCAGATTGTCAATGGGATGCAATTAAAGTTGAAGCATTATTTGATGCTAACATTGCTGAGTATCATTGTGATGATAAAAATAAATGTAAAGTAAGACAAGACAATAGATTACCTTTTCCTGAATATATATTTTCAGAAATTGAACAGTATGTTGTTAAAGACTTTACAATGTCAATGCAAATACCTACAAATGGTCCTGATGATTCACAAAACATACTTAGATAATGGATTTTAATTATACACTAAAATATAGAAGCTTTGATCAATTGCTGGAAGACATAATGGTTGACTTTCAAACATTTGCTTTAGAGAATATGATAGAGCCTCAAACTCTTATCAAAGTTGCAAGAAGAATTAATTATGATCTTGGTTTAAGAATTAACCAACAAAAAGAAGTTATACTTGAAGTATGTCATGGGAAAGTAAAATTGCCAGATGATTTTTATACTTTTAATTATGCTATGATTTGTGGTGAGTACACAATCAATACAGGATATAATATTGGAGGAACTAATATTCAAGAAGTACCTTACAAAGAAGTACCAGCTACAGTAGATGCATGTGCAGTACCTACAGTAAATTGTTCTACATGTAATACTAATCCATGTAATAATACTGCAGCGTGTTTAGGATCTACTAGACCACCAGTTAACTTTGTTCCAGGAGAATTTGATCCTGCTACACCATATGGTGATACTTGTATTAGGCCAAGAGTTTTTATGAATTGTAAAGGAGATAAGTATGAGCTTATCCAGGTTGTATCTAATGGCCAACAAAGAACTTATACAACTCTTCTGCCTCTTAGAATGAGAGCTAGTCAAAACATTGATTGTGAGTGTCCAAATCTTTATTGGAATAGTGCAAATGAAGGCTGGATTAAAAATGGTTTTCTATATACTACATTTCAAAATGGTAAAGTATATTTAAACTACCAAGGTGAGTTAGAAGATGAAAATGGAAACATGATGGTTCCTAATCATGATCTTTTAAATGATTACTATGAATATGGATTAAAAGAAAGATTGCTTGAAAATCTTTTAATGAATGGTGAAGATGTGTCACAAAGATATCAGTTGATTACACAAAAGTTAAGGGCCGCAAGAAATCAAGCACTTGGATTAGTTAATACACCAAATTTTGAAGAAATGAAAAAACTTTGGTGGGCTAATAGAGTTGCTATGTATGGTAAGTACTATAACATGTTTAAGAGTTATCCAGTAGACCCACAATACTATAGATATAATTCAGGATCAAGAGTAATATAAGATGGCAAATAAAGGAGCACAAAACATTGATCAGAATAAATTAAACACTTTTATAAAAGGTTTAAATAAAGATGCTGATCCATCATTTGTATCAGAAGGAATGTGGATACATGCACGTAATGCAGTAAACAATTCAAGAGAAGGTGACTTAGGTTCATTATCAAATGAGCCTGCAAATAAATATTGTGCAACAGCCGGGGAGACTATGCTAGGTGTTGTACATATTATTGGAGCAATTTATTTATATTCTGATAAGTGGTTAATATTTACTGCTGCTCATGGGCCATTAGATATGAATCCAACTACTGGATCTGAGATAGGTCTATTTGAAGAAGAGTTATGTAGATACAGAACTATTGTACAGGATGACTGTTTAAACTTTAGTAAGTGGGATTTAATTACTGGATCATCAAGAGAAAAAGAAGACTGTACATGGCAAGCATATTGGGCAGATGGAAATAACCCAGATAGATATTTAAATATTGGAGATCCACAAACATGGCCATCAGATGCCTATACATGGATCGGGAATAATACATATGCAAATTCTACAGGTGATACAATGCAATGGCCAGGAGTACATTGGCAGCAACTGTGCACTGACTCTGCACCGGTAACT